CGATGAGGAAATAGAAGGGGCGGCTGACGATGAAGAAAGCAGTTGACCTATGGCGGTATATATCCCTCAAGGGCTTAAAGCCTCTTCCTAAAACCTCCGTCAGTGAGTGGGCGGACAATTATCGGATACTGTCCAATACTTCTGCAGAGCCGGGGCGGTGGCGTACCAGCAGGGCACCCTACCAAAAGGCCATAATGGACGCCTTTACCCAGGTGGGAGTAAGGCGGGTTGCGGTAATGTCGTCAAGCCAGATAGGCAAATCCGACCTGATGAACAACATTGTAGGTCGGTTCGCTCATTTAGACCCATGTACCATAATGATGATCCAGCCCACCATCGATATGGCCATAGATTATTCCAAGTCCCGTATCGCTCCAATGCTGCGGGATACACCGGCCCTTACAGACCTCTTTTATACGGTCAAGGACAAGGATGGCGGACAGGGAAAGCAGAATGATGGCAATAACACCATCTTGTCAAAGATTTTCCCCGGCGGCCGCCTTATTATGTGCGGGGCAAATTCCCCAGCGGGGCTTGCCAGCCGTCCAGTCAGAATACTTTTGGCGGACGAGGTGGACCGTTTTCCTGATTCAGCTGGTGGTGAAGGTGATCCTGTGGATCTGGCTGCCAAAAGAATGACCACCTTCTGGAACAGGGTGATGGGGCTTTTCTCCACTCCTACTGTTGAGGGGCGGAGCCGTATAGAAAAAGAGTACCTTGCAGGCACCCAGGAGGAATGGCAGCATCAATGTCCTAATTGCGAGGAGTATCACACCCTGCGTTATGTGGACATCAAAGCCGAATACACAGAACACAAGGATACTCAGGGCCGTACCACTGTAACAGTGGACAAAGTGCAGTGGGTATGTCCTGATTGTGGAATGCTCTTTGATGAGCGGACGATAAAAGATTCAAAGCAAAAATATACACCTATGAACCCGGAGGCGTTAAAAAACGGCATCCGGTCTTTTTATGTCAACTCTTTTTCCAGTCCATGGATATCATGGCCGGAGATTATCAGGGAGTGGCTGGAGGCTAAGGGGGACCCTACACGGGAACAGGTTGTAATAAATACACGTTTTGGAGAGCCGTATCGTCAGCGTGGCGCCTTTGAGGATGAAATGCAGTTTGTAAGGCGGCGGGAAAACTATGGGGCTGAATTACCTGATGGTGTGCTGCTGCTGACAGCTGCAGTTGATACTCAGGATAACCGTCTTGAGTATGAGATATGCGGCTGGGGTAAAGCTGAAGAGTGTTGGGGGATAATGAAGGGCGTTATCCTGGGCGTTCCAAAATACCAGAAAACTTGGGATGCATTGGATGATGTCTTAGACAGAAAATACCATCTTAGAAACGGTATAGGGCTGAAAGTTGCCCGTGTTTTTGTTGATATTGGCGGTCACTACACCACATCAGTTTATAAATACTGTGCAAAGAACTGGAACAGGCAAAGAATACCAATCCGAGGGAGCAATAACGGCCCTGGAGTGAGCTTGCTGCATAGACTGGTACATTCCAAGAATCGGCCTATACCACATTATGAGCTGGGTGTAGACGAGGGCAAACAGATGGTTATGGACGGTCTGGGCATAAAGGTTCCGGGCCCGGGATATTTCCATTTCCCTCTTGATGATGATTTTCTAAAAGACAGGGGATATGACCAGATATATTTCAAGGGCATCATCTCCGAGCAACAAAAGACATACAAGAAAAATGGCGTTATCAGCACCCGCTGGGAACCAACCAGCGGGGTAAGAAATGAGCCTTTGGACTTACGGGTTTATAACATAGCCTGTATGCAGTCCATAAAAGCTAATTGGGCAAGGCTGGAGGAGCTTGTAACAGGGAGGCAGTCACAAAACTCAGAGAAAAAAACGCGGGTGAAAGAACCTTCCAGGATAAAGAAATCCGCACGTTCCTCCAGACAGTCCAATATTTGGTAAGTGAGGTGAGACAATGGCAAGTGAAATACAAAACGAACGGCTCAGACTGTATCTTGAAGCCGAAAAGGCTGTATTATCCGGGCAGTCCTACACAATAGGCAACATGACCCTTACAAGGGCAAATCTGTCGTCTATCAGGGCGGCTATTGATAGCCTCATTGCCGGTGGAGCTGTACTGGATGGCGAAGCTGACACCCGTGGCATGTGCAAGCGGGTAGTTTTCATAGACGGGAGGTGAAACTTTGAGCAGGAAAAAGAAGAAACCAGCTGGCAAGGATAAGCCAGATATTAAAAACACCGGATATTCTGAGGGTGGCGCGTCCCATCAGTCAAATATTTTGAAGGGCTGGAACCCTGTAAAATCCTCCTCCAAATCAGATATTGATTTGAACCTCAACACCCTGAGAAACAGGGCAGCTGATGAAGCTATTAATACACCTGTGGGGGCGGCTGCTTTAAATACCAGTGCCACACATGCTATTGGCACTGGGCTTACATTGTTTCCACGGCCTAGATTTTCAGAACTGGGTTTAACTGTTAAAGAATCCCGCGAGTGGATTAAAAAAGCCAGATCTGAATTTGAATTATGGGCAGAGTCGAAAGAATGCGACCTGTACCGCCGTAACAATTTCTATGATTTACAGGACATAGCCTATCTGTCGTACATGACTGACGGTGATGCGTTTGCATTGTTCCGGCGTAAGCTGCCAACACCGGGCAATCCTTACACCCTCAGAATCCAGCTTTTGGAGGCTACAAGGGTATCAAATCCGATTAATAACGGGTTTACCACCGTAAACAATGTGGAGATGTTCGCACCTACCAAGGGCCACAGAATCATAAGCGGCGTGGAAGTGGACAATGATGGGGCTGTTGCTGCCTATTGGGTATCGAACAAAGTCCCTTATGACCATATTGACCTTGCGGGGATGGTGGAGTGGCAGCGCGTAGAGGCTTATGGAAAGCGGACGGGCGCACCTAACATCCTACAGATTTGCCATGATGTGAGGGCAGACCAATATAGGGGTGTTCCATATTTGGCACCTGTGTTGGAGACATTGAAGCAAACCAGCCGTTATACCACTGCAGAGTTAGCCAGCGCCATTGTCAAATCTTTCCTCTCACTGTTTTTTACCAGCAATGGAGCCTCTGGTGGTGACCTTAACACCATACTGGGGCAGGGAATAGAGATGGACCCTAATGCCCCTGTGGTTGATGTGGGGGAATATGCTTTAGGCCCCGGCACATTAAATGCCTTGCCTATGGGCGTGGATGTAAAGGCAATGGATGCGAGCAATGCTCAGAGCACCTTTGGCATATTTATTCAGGAGCTTATAAAGCAGATTGGGGCGGCTTTGGGGCAGCCTTATGAAGTGCTGATGAAGAACTTCACAAGCTCCTACAGCGCATCCAGGGCGGCTCTGTTGCAGGCCTGGGATGAATATAAGCAGCGGCGCGTATGGTTTGCCCGTGACTTTTGCCAGCCTGTCTATGAAATATGGCTTGCTGAAGCTGTGGCCAATGGGCGCATTGACTGCCCGGGCTTTTTCGATGATCCACGCATTAGAAAAGCATGGAGCAGTGCTGAGTGGTATGGTCCGACCATGAGCATCCTTGACCCTGTTAAGGACATGAAGGGCTCTATGCTGCGTGTGCAGAGCGGACTGAGTACAGGCGAACGTGAAGCCGCCGAAATGACGGGCAGCGATTATGAGGATAATCTCCATCAGCTTGCCTATGAGAATGAATTACGGGAAAGCTTAGGGCTTCCACAATCCAATACAGCATTTACCACGGAAGGGGGTGAAGAAGATGGGAAAGTTTTGGAAGGTGATGAACAAGGCGGAGGAGAACGAACCCGCCGAAATGTTCCTTTATGGAGAAATCACTCATGATAAGTGGTTTGACGATGAGGTGACCGCCAAGGAATTTGCTGAGGATTTATCAGCATTGAACGGCTGTGATTTAAAGCTCAGAATCAACAGCCCAGGCGGTGATGTGTTTGCAGCACAGGCTATTTATAACCAGCTTAAGGATTATAAGGGCTATGTAACCGTTCAGGTGGATGGACTGGCTGCAAGCGCGGCGACAATCATCACATGTGCAGG